TAATCTTCATCGTATCGATCTTGCTGGGAGTTGTAGCGTTAGTTACGAACCACCAGTCACCATCATGGAGTGTAACTCCAACGTTTCCGACAGGATCAGCGTTCTGAGCGTAGATTACCTTCTTATTGTCAAGGGCAGTAGACAATCCAGTGTCATCTAGAACTGATTTTACTACAGTTGAGACAATTGTGCTGCCTACACTTCTGTTTAATGATGTATCATAGCTGAACAACTGCACATAAATCGTTGAACCTGCTGTAGCATAGAACGAATACAGCCCTCGACCATTAGCTTCGCCAACTTTAGTTGTAGGAGGATTAGCAGTTCCTGCCATAATCTCTGTATACAGGTAGTCGGAAGGCTGTGCGCCACCACCCTGTAATAAACCATCGAATGTAGCAGTCACAATTGAGGCTGTACTAACTAAAGTAGGGGCACTTGGCTGTCCCGGCGCTGTAGTATCCCTTGTAACTACAGCTGTATAGTTCATTGTGGGACCAATAATGCCACTCTTAAGCACAGCATAGACGCTACCAGTAATGTTAGCACCTAATGCATGATTTTCAGTGAGTGTAGATGTTGATCCTTTTGTAGAAGCATACCCTGTGGGAGTTCCGCCGCTAATTGCGATCCCAAACATATAGTCTACCACAGGGTCAAAGTTGATATCATCGAGAATCAGCGGATCAAGAGGGTTAATAATGCCGCCATCCTCATCGTGCATCGGCGGACGAGTCCAACTCCATGTGATTCTTGCATAAGGAGTCTTAGTTAATGGAGAAGTGTAGTACGTAATCACTGCACCAAGGTCAGTGATAGTAGGAACTTCGACATTACTATTGGCAACATCACCAAAATCAGTATCGTCTACCTCAACATTGTCCAGATGATCGTAGATATCGCCAATAATATCATCAAGTTTTGGGGTTCTCATACTGAAGTATCCTCAATCTCACGCGTATCGTTGATATAGAGAACGAATGTCTCGTCTCCATGTTTTCCGATAGTTAACTGGAAGCCAGAACAACGCATAATGCCATTGAACTGAACCCAACCGTCATTGATAACGGTATTTACAAGATTACCGAACCAGATATCGCCCTCAAATGGATTAACCATCTCTGAATCAACAGTTAATTGAGGCACTAATCTGGGATTTTTACGAAGATTCAGGTTTCCTCGTGCCAAAGCATCAAGTTTTGCCTTCGATTTGGCATTACTATTCGATACAGAAAGCTGTCGAAGTCCGTAAAATGCCTGAGAAGCAGGATCAGAGTACGTACTAGAGACGATTTTGTTGCCCCCGCGAGCAAATACCTCGTTAGCAACGTATGCTCCCATACCCTGAACCGAATAATTCTTGATGTTTCCGCCATATTCTAGTGTTAAAAGAGACGATGTTTGGATTCTGGGGTAGTACATCATCAACTGACGCGCTGTATTAATCTCCCAATCGAATCCATTCGTACCTTTTGCAAGGTCATCAATGGCATTGTAGATCGTTTTACCTGATTTAGCAGCATAACTGAACGTTCCTGTGGGGTTTGTAACAGCATCAAGACCTAATGTGATGCCTAAATCTCCATAAGAACGAGCTTGTGTGTCTTGAATAAGCTTCCAAGCAGCAGCAGCAAAGCGTTTCTTAGTAAACTTTGTCGCTGTGACGATATTACGGTGCTTCAAATAGCTGGCAACGTCTTGCGCAACACACTTTAGAATCTTGTCATTACTAGTACAAGTGATATTCCAGATAGGACCTGTGAAAATGGGGACACCATTTCGCAGTAGGACAGCCTCTGTAAGACCTTCCTTTAACTGCGAAACGGGGTCCACATAGTTAATCAGATCAATTGAGCTCAAGCTGAATCGGAACTCATCCGGCTCATTCATTCTGAACTCACCTTGTCCATCAAAGAACGGAGGTTCTCCAATATAAGTACCGTCGCGGTACTGTAAGCGCAGAATAAAATCGGCCATTAGAGCCATCCGTCCTTTGAACTTACCACAGCAGTAACAGTGGCACTAGTGGGTTTGAATGAGAAGTCATCCATATACAATGTCTTGCCTTTAGCAAGCTTTGAAGCAGCCTGCCCTGTATCATTAAGCACAAAAGTCATTGCACCAGACACAGCAGCAAGAGTAAAACTTAACTGGACTTTTCTCCACGTTGTAGAACTAACAGCGAACAGCGTAGCAGTTGCTACAGTAGCTCCCGCATTCTGCACTAGAACAGTAATGTTTGGCATCGTTCCCTTAACCCACACTGAGGCTGTATAGGAGCCTGCTGCTAGCCCTGTGAGCGTTGTAGGGACCGTTACAGTGCCCGAACCGGCTGTCTTGTTCTTACGGACCATACGGAGGCTCTTAGAGCCACTATGCTTATCAGCCGTAGACTGTTGAGTTCCGGTCCAGTTAGCTCCTACAGCATATCCGGCACCAAAGTCTGCTTCACAACCACCATTGACCATTGCCTCAGCAGCAGTCGCAAGTAATTTAAAGTTAGTAGCAACTCCCGGAGGAAATGACCACCAACCTAGTGAAGTTAGATAACTCGAGTTTTTAACACCGTTTAGTGTACAACTTCGTGTCTTGAAATCAATGACAACTGAATCGTCCGCATCTGTGGTAAACGTATGCGTTACTGTTTCGCCTGTATCCGTATTAACCATTACTACCTCAGCGGCAGCGCCGGTAATGTCGAACTTCGGAAAGGTCTCAACGTTTCCATTGTTAGTAATTGCATATGCTGTTCCAGAAGTGACAGGAAGATCAGCGTCATCGACATACTTAACAGGATCGCCAGCTTTGAGTTGGATTTGAATATCACAGGAACCGTTATTACGAAGTGCTGTAATATTGAAATTAAATCCTACCGGCTTGCACATTATATAACGCTGTGCAACACCTGCACCACGGTAATAGAAGGGAGCATCTGTAGTCCGTGGCATGAAATTTGCAATCAGTGTCTCGATCGTTGTATCAATCGAAGCAGCATTTGCATAAAGCGTACCGTCCAACACAATAGTACGGATTTTCACAAAGCGTGAGTAGACGTAACCACCGTGCCGACTATCATATTCTGAATCGACTGAGTCGATAGCAGGTAAATCTAACCCTTGAATGTTCGAGATATCAATAAACGGGAGGGCCGTGCTGTTATTAAGCAGCACGCCCGTATCCGTAAACTGATACTCGTAAGGGTTGAGCACAGGCGCAACCATTACAACCCCAACCTTTGCGAAACTTCATACCCAAGATCAGCCGCGTTTTTAACGGGGTCAATCTCTTGTGTGTGAATTGGCATATTGATTGTAGCACCAGAATGACTCATACCGACTCCGGTAGAACTGTATGCCAAACCCGTTGCAGTGCCAATCGTTAACGAAGGACCAACTCGTCCTATGATTTTCTTTGTATCTTTGAATCCAGAAAGCAACTCATCGTTGAATCCTTCAAAGATTGCCTTACCAGCAGGACGCAAGAGCTTTCGGTCATAACTGATTGGACCCTTATGTTGCTTGATCCAGTCAGCGATGCCAGTAATCCAGCCCTTAGCATCATCCCACATCTTCTTCATACCATTCCAGAGACCTGTGATGATAGAAGCGCCGATGTTTGTTAACAAATCACCAAGACCTTTAAGAGCTCCTGTAATCAAGCTGGGGACCGACTTAACCCAAGTAATAAGATCATTGAATTTCTTAACAGCGGCATCTTTAACACCAAGAATCCAAATACCCATATTAATTGCTAACTGTGAAAGTGCAGCAACACCGGCAGTCATTCTAGCAGGAATGCTCTTAACAAAATCAACTAGACCATTCCAGCTATTAGTAGCTCCCGATGTAAGACTGTTCCAAACACCAGAGATGAATGACAAGAAACCATTTCCCCAGCCTACAATGACGGCCCAGATATTAGCGAATCCAGTAACGAAGAATCCTGCAATCTTGATTAAGCCAGACATAAAGATACCGGGAATCTCGCCCCATTTACCAGTCACAATTGCAATAACAACCGACAGGATAGTTGCAACGTAGGTCTGTAAAGATTCCCACATTGCAGTAAGCGGCGGTTGAATATACTGCGACCACAGATTACCAAAGAACGCGGCAATTCCTGCCCACGCATCAGAGATACTCTTCGTAACACCAGTCCATAGATCAGTGAAGAACTTTCCAACTGAAGCACCGAATCCGGCAACACTCGAAACGATTGTGTTCCAAGTATTAACGAAGAATGCTACGATGCCATTCCATGTATTGACTGTCCATGTGGACACTGTGGTCCAAAGATCAACGAAGAACTTTGAAATCGGGTCCCAATTGGAAATGATGAGATATGCAGCATATGCTACTAGAGCAATTGCAGCTACGATAGCAAGAGCGACAAGCACAACCGGCCAAGCAGCTGCATCAAGTGCAAGGAATGCACCAGCGAGCAACATAACAACACCAACAAACGTTACGATAGTACCAACAACAACAAGGATAACAGCTGCAATTGCTGCAAACTGTGCGATGCCCTTCTGTTGGTCTGGTGAAAGCTTATTCCACCATTCTGCAACTTGCCCGAAGAACTCCATAATGGCTGTCTTAACAGGAAGGATCGCATCACCGATCTTCTGCCAAGCAATAGCCATTTTATTCTGAGCAATGAGAATCTTGGAAGCATCAGTACCGGCCATCTGCTTGTAAGCAATAGCTGCGGCACCCATCTTCTTGCCATTCTCATCAGTCACATTAGAGGCGTTCTTCATATCATTTGTAAGACCCTTGTATGCGCCCTTTGTATCGTTCAGGGCTGTGTTGAAGAATCGCAATGCCTGAATAGTTCCACCAGAACCTTGGAACATATCCTTGAGCTTAGCAGTACGCTGCTCCTGCGTAAGACCCTTCATAGAATTCTTCATCATATCTACGATCTTCACCATTGGCTTCAACTTGCCAGTGGAGTCGTAAATCTTCATTCCCATTTCCTTGAAGTTCTTCGCGGTAATGGGGTTAGAAATTGCATCAAACGCACGTGCAACAGACGTTCCAGCCCTAGCACTCTTAATACCGTTTCGAGTCAAGAGAGCTAACATACCTGCTGTAGTCTGATAAGTCTGTCCAGCACGGTGAGCAGATGGGTTAGCAGTTGCCATAGCGTTAGTAAAGTCCTTGAAGTTACCAACGCCCTTACGGACTAACTGGAACATCACGTCATTTACTTTTGTTACATCTCCTGCTTTAAGCTGATACGAGTTCAAGGTACTAATCAGTGATCCGGTAGCTGATTTGATATCAGTTGAACCACCAACAGCAGCCTTAGCAGCTTGTACCATGAAGTTAGTTGCTACAGTTTTATTCTTAACGTCCATTGACGAGTACAGGTCATACATAGAACCCTGCATTTCATCAAGAGGGACTGCAAATTTACTAGCTACGTTCTGACCGATGTTAACAATGTCAGTAAGTGTAGTTTTGAACTTGTCATCAACCTGAGTTAAGGTTGTAGTAGCTTGCTTACGATATTCAATCGCAGCATCAGCAGCGTTACTAAGAGCATTCACAGTAACAATACCGCCAGCAGCTGCCATAGCACCTGTGGTAGTAAGTGCCATGCCCGTACTTTGTAGAGCCTGAACCTGTTTGTGAGTCTCAGCAATCTTAGCAGCGGCTCTTGCACGTTCAGCACGGTTAGCGTTTCTAGCAGCAGTCTCTAGCTCTTTCTGCTTAGCGATTTCCTTGTTAGTACCGGAAATTGCAGCAGCAGTAGCTTGAGCTTCTTTCTGCTTCTTGCCATCAAGTAGCCTGATGTATTCTTTCTTTTGTGCAATGACTTTTCGCAAGCCAATTAGCTGTGTATCGTACCCAAGCTTTTCAGCCTCATGATTTTTCTTGAGTGAGACCAAGACTTTTTGCATTGTCTGTTGGTCATTAGCATAGATTTCTCGAGTTGCAGCAGCCATCTTTTTATAAGACACAATTTCCTGTGCCTTATTAGTACGAACAACTTCTGTTTCACGCTGTTGAATCTTGATTGCGTTACGGTGAGTTGCGATCGTCTTATTCATGGCTGCAATCTTCTCACGTGAAGCTGCTTTTACCGCATTTGCGTTAGCAGTAAGAGCACCACGTTCTTTTACAGCACTTGCAATACTAGCATTATTGGCAGAAATTACTTTCTGGTTTACGCCTTGAACATTCCTAGCGAAACGACCAAGGATGCGCGAAGCCTCGTCTCGTACACGTAAGAAAATCATCATTTCATGTGCAGAAAAGCTCATCGCGCCCCCTTTCTCTTGGCCTCTTTGGCATCGAGTTCTGCCTTTTCTTCAACTGCGTCCATAACAAAATCGAGCAATAGCATGTAATAGGCATCTTGCTCAAAAAGGCCGCCCGCTGCGGGTAGCACATGGAACGTTTTACAGTAATTGTATAGCTCTAAAGCGAAGTTTACCTCACTAAAGAACTCATGCTTACTGTTATCACCAGTTACTACCCGCGAACGAATGCGACCTTTTATTATTTTACATCATCAGAATCGAAGTTATTCATTTCGCTGATGAGTGTGTTGATTTCTTCACC